ACCTGCCCATCCTGCCTTGACTCCGCTGCGAGGCGTGAATGGACGCGCATCAGCAGAGAGCTAATTGCCGTCGGGTTGCTGACTACCGTAGACCGGGCAATGCTTGCAAGCTACTGTGATGCGTACTCCCGGTGGTATGAGGCCACAGCAGAGCTAAATACGTTGAGACGCACCAAGGGAAAGTCTGTTCTGGTTGTCGGCACCAAGACAGGCTATCCAATGCAGAACCCCCTGATAGGGATTATCAACACGGCGGCTGACCAGATGCGAAAGTTCGGTGCCGAGCTTGGACTCAGCCCATCATCTCGCACACGGCTATCAGCGGAGCCGCAGAAACAAGATATAGATGACGAATTTGCAATTTCACGAAAGGGCAATCATACACGCCCAACGGGTAACGACTGGCGAGATACTTTCTTGCAAGTGGGTAAAGTTAGCAGCGAAACGCTTTGTAACTGACCTCCGTAACACTGAGAGTCGATGGTTCTTCGTTCCCGATATTGCAAATGAAGTCTGCCGTGTCGCCGAGTTGATGCGACATGAAAAAGGTCAGCTACAGGGGCAGAGATTCCATCTTGAGGATTGGCAGGTCTTCATCCTCTGCAATATCTTCGGCTTTGTTGACGAGGATGGAATCCGCAAGTACCGCGAAGCGTTCATCTTGGTTCCTCGTGGAAACGGTAAAAGTCCCTTAGCAGCCATCATAGGTAATTGGATGGCTTGGTTCGATGGGGAACCCGGCGCTGAGGTCTATTGTGGAGCCGCATCGGAAGGCCAAGCGCATGAGGTATTCCGCCCTGCCAAGGCAATGCTAGAGCAGGAGCCGGAACTCACAAAGCGTTATGGCATTACAGTAGGGGCAAAGAGCATATATCAAACCTCTACTCGTTCCCGTTTCAAGCCGGTAATCAGAAATCCGAAGGATGGAGCAAGTATCTATTGTGCCATCTTGGATGAGTGGCATGAGGCTCTTGACGCGGTGCAATATGACTGCTTTAAGACAGGAGCCAATAAACGAAAGAACTCGCTGCTGTTAGAGATTTCAACTGCTGGTGTATCGACTCAAAGCCCTTGTCTTGAGAAACAAAGGGAAGTTGAAAAGGTATTAGATGGCACGGTAGACAATGACCGACTGTTTGGAATTATCTATACCGTTGACCCGGAGATTAACTGGACAACCCGTGAAGCCTTGGTCATGGCAAACCCAAACTTGGGTATATCCAATGACGAAGAGGCATTATTACTTGACCAACAAGAGGCTGTACGCAACTCAGCCAAGCAAAATATCTTCCGCTGCAAGCATCTTAATCAGTGGATGACAGCGACAACGGCGTGGATGAATGCAACCAACTGGCAAGCCGCCGCTGTGAGAGAGCCTCTGACTGAAGAGTTCTTCAAGAGTTGTGAGTGTTTCATAGGTCTGGACTTGGCTTCTACAACTGACATTGCAGCCGCAGTCAAAGTGTTTCGCAAGTTGCAAGATGGAAAGTACCACTATTACATTGTGCCTCGTTTCTATCTGCCGGAAGCGAGAACGAGTGACCCTACGGCACAGCATTACCAACGCTGGGTGCATGACGGGCATTTAATCAGCACTGACGGGGCAGAGATTGACTATGCACGAATCACCGCTGACCTTCAAAAGGATGTTGAGCAGTACAACGTCAAAACACTGTGTTACGACCCGTGGGGCGCTACCGATATAACGCAGCAGTTTGAGTCACGCACTGGGATAATGCGCGTCAAGGTTCCGATGCAAGTCAAGTTTCTATCAGAGCCGATGAAGCGGTTGGAATCAGGTGTGCTAAATGGGACGATGCACCACAATAACAACCCGTGCATGAACTGGCAAATGTCGAATGTCGAGATTAAGACGGACTTTAACGACAATATATTCCCACGTAAAAACAAGCCAGAGGATAAGATTGACGGTCCAGTTGCAACGATTATTGCTCTGTCTCAAGCGATTCAAGCACCGGAACCACCAAAGAAGTACCAAAGAATTGTATGGCTCTAGTGAGTGAGCGGCACGGAAGGCAGCGTAAATGGCTGGACTAATATCCCTTAACTTACAGTCTCCGCATGAAGAGCGTGACGGCGTGAATCTCAATCAAGCTGGGGTCTCACTCGCCGCTGGACTTGCTGCTATGGGGATGGGCACATTCACTGATAGTAATGAGACTGTCAATGAACGCACCAGTTTTGAAGTTCCAACCTATTTGACCTGCATTCGCATTCTTTCTGAGTCGATTGGTTCTCTTCCGTTGCGCGTATATGAAAAAATGCCACGCGGTCAGCGTCCAGCGCCATCGCACTACCTGTACTATCTGCTGACTGAGCGTCCTAATCCGCAGATGTCAGCGACGGTATTCTTTCAAACGCTGATGACAGCAGCAGCCGGGTGGGGCAATGCTTACGCCAAGATTGAGCGCGATTCAAGCGGGGCGCGTCCTGTTGCACTTTGGCCGTTGTCCCCGTGGAAAACAAAGCCGGTTCGCAAGAATGGCTTGCTCTCCTTTGAGACGACCGATACCGCCGATGGATTACCGGCAACTATCAAGTCAGAGGATATGCTCCACATCGTCGGCTTCTCCTTCGATGGTTTGCAGGGTACATCCTTTGCGAAGATGGCTCGTCAGTGCATAGGGCTTGCGCTTGTAGCCGCTCGTTTTGGAGCGCGTTTCTACGCCAATGGAGCACGAAACCAATTTTATCTGCAAGCTGACCACGACCTTACACCGGAAGACATAACAACGATGCGGCTAGATGTTGAAGCCCTGTCTACGGGAGCGAATGCTTTTAGGGTGGGGGTATTGCCGAATGGTGTAAAGATTGTCCCTGTCGAGACCGACCCTAATGCGCTGACTGAGTACACGAACACATCCAAGTATACCCGCGATGAGATTGCAGCTTTTCTGCGTGTGCCGGGTTACATGGTTGGCAGCACGGAAAAGATTCTCAAGAGTACGGTGGAGGCACAGAATAGGGAGTTTCTTTCTTACTCACTGACGCCGTGGTTGACCAAGATTCAGCAAGAGTTTCAGTACAAGTTGCTCCCATCGTTGGGGCGCTCCGCTAATCAGTACGTGATACGCCACTATCTCGACGCCCTATTGGCGGCGGACACCCTAACCCTCACGGCCAAGCAAACGGCGGGGCGTATGGGTGGCTGGCTTTCAGCAAACGACATCAGGGAACAACTCGGCATGGAACCAGTTCCCGGTGGGGATGTGTACATCAGGCCATTGAACTATGTAGACGCCACCACAGCCGCAGAGGGTATAGAGACGGACAGTGACCCGGAGGATACCAGTCCAGATGACGACAAACCGGCTACCGACGACCCAGAGGCTCAGGCAGCTAAGGTAGCAACCAATCTCATCAGCCAATCGCTTAAACCGCCGCCTACGCCCAGCAAACAGCAACCTCGTTCGCTGCTGGAGCCGGTGTTCACTGATGCCTACGGGCGGCTCCAGAATCGAAGCAAGAAAGACTCGGCAGCAATCACCCAGACACTTACCCCGGTGTGTAAAACAGTAGGGACTTATTTTCGGCAAAGTGCAATCGCTGGAACCGCTGAGACGAAAGCGATTGAAAAGTATATGGCGGGGTTGGAAGCCAGAATAGGCAAGACAACCGCTGACGCCGAGTTCACAAAGTTATTGAAGTGCATCATTTACGCGGTAGAGGATGATGCAGCCGAAGCAAGAGCTAAAGAGCAAATAGAGGTCATTACCAATGAAGAAGCGTGAAATTAGGTCAAATACATCAGAGTTGCAGACTACAGGCAACATCCTCACTGGATATATTGCTCGGTTCAATACCCTGTCTGAAGACTTGGGCGGATTCCGGGAGATGCTCGCCCCCGGATGCTTTGCATCTTCACTGGCCGCTGGCACAGGCATACGCGCCCTTGCGAATCACAACACTGACCACTGTCTCGGCAATACCGCGAGTGGCACACTGCGGCTCCATGAGGATGACAAGGGACTGGCGTTTGAGTGTGACCTACCGGACACCACGGCGGCAAGGGACTTGAAGGTGAGCGTTAGCCGGGGTGATGTAACGGGATGTTCGTTCGGATTCTGCACCGTAGCTGACTCGTGGACCGCCGACGCCGAGGGTAAGAATGTACGCACGGTCAAGGATACAGAGCTATTTGAGGTTTCAGTCGGTGTAACATTTCCGGCCTATTCAAGCCCCTCGGCTCAATTGCGGAGTATGTTTCCCGATGGGGAAATCGACATCCCAGCGACACGCGACGATTCAGACACCACGGATGTTGCCCTTGACGGTAATGGTGAGGACGATTGTCAGTGTGACTGCGGTCAATGCCAAGCTGATAGCTGTGAGATTTGCAGCAATGAAAGTTGCAATGACCCCAACTGTGACTGTCAGGATATACGCTC